GTACAACGTATCTGATAACTTAATCAGATGGTGTTCTAGCAACTTCTTTCATTTGACGTATCCATTCGGATAAGTCATTATTAGAGTAGTCTTTTAATTCATCAATGGTCGGGATTTCGTTTCCTAATCCTTTCCTATGAAGAATAATTACTAGATCATTGAATTCACTTACTAACATACTTCTATGTTGTTCGTTATTCATAACCATTCCTTATTAAGGGTTTGTTTTGCAAATCAATCTTAAATGTTCCGGTAGAGAAGAGAATTTTCTCTCCAATACATCTAATGTAGTTGTTCTTACATTAGAACCTGCTAATGGTAACATCCTCTCACGAGGAGATATCACAAACAGAGGGTTGCCCAAAGTTTCTTTCCAAATACTATCATCTCTTATTGGTATAAAAGGTGTAATATTGGAAGTAATCTTACAAGCAACATGAGCCGCATTCTGGTCGAATGCAATGGTGGGAGTTTCTGAATAAATCCAGGAATTATCACCACAGGTGTCAACAGAATAATTCATTTTCTGAAGTCGCCCGTTATAGCTCATAAGATAAGACTGTCTATTTTCTTTCGATTGAAGTTGATAAAATAAATCAATTCGTTCCAACAGTGGAATACCATGTGGATTAAATCCACAACCACCTAAGAATTCAGGGATTATCTTAATCATATCAAAGACTTGTCTTTGACGTGACCTCATCAATCTACGGAAACGTTCCCCAAAATTCATAGCCAAATCAATGAAAGAATCATCACTTACGTGACGCCATTTCAATTGACATGTTATACCTTCCTTCGTAATAATTTTACCTCCAAACTCTGAAAGAGTAGGAGAGGAAATTGTCTTACTAGGAGAAAATGGAATATCCATCTCTTCAAGGAATAACATATAAGCTGTGAATAATGCATCATCCAAAATAACTACATCATCGCCAAGGACGAAGAAGCAATCATTATGTTTCATTCCATTCAGAGCATATAAAATCATGCCATGAGTTAATGAAAAAGCTGCAAACGAAGGGTATAAACCTAACGGTTGTCCAGTTGACCATTGGATTAATCCATTGGAAGTTAATGAACACTGCCATTTAGACTTTGATAAATCAAAGAATAAATTCATTGCATCTTTACGATGAAATAACTTGTCAAGAACCACCATCTGTAAAGATAGGGGAAATCTATCAGTTGCATTCGATAAATCGATTGCATGTGCTGTAAGATTATTAGACAAGTGATTTTGGATTCTAGTAAAAGGTCTAGTCTGGTCATGAGTACAATCCCAAGGTAGCATAGCTAACTTTTGATAAAGTACATCACCCATAGGTTTCAATACAGCTTGGTAAACCCTAGCAGGGTTCGCTACAGCACGTAATTTAAAACCAGGTTCTTGGATTACTCCAATCTTACCAACACTAGATTGATAATACATATTTCCTATGGACATAATATCGGTATCAATGATACCTTCCATCAATGGTTTAAATAAATCAGGATACTTTCTGACATTATTTTGACCAGGAACAGTTTGATCTAAAAAGGAATAAGCACACTCTAAAGTATGCTCACCCTCAGGATATGATCTCCCATTCGCATGGGGTTCATTTCTCGTAGATGAAACAGGATATTCAACCAAAGGACGAGGATTCTCAAACCATACAGGTTTGGGAAACCACTCATATGTAGCATCAGCAACCATTTTACTATACTTTTGCATAATGTCACTAGAGACAATGTTATGGTAAGTCACAGCAGATACAAACTTTTCACTTTGAATAGTTGTTATCTTAGGACTAATTTCAGTAGAGTAGATCTGCAGCAATTGTATTGCTAAGGACCATCTCTTGAAATTACCATTACACCATGTCTGTAAACCACCAAAGGCTGAAGTAAAGGTATTACCTTTACGAGAAACCCACAGTGATTCACAATTCTTACCTGCTTTAAGATTTATAAAATCTTGTTTAACAGATTTGAATCTAGTGACAGTCCATTCGGATCCATTCTTCTCTTTACACATAAGAAAATGTGCAACGATAGGTTTAGATATCTCGGATGGGATACGGAGAACGGAAGCATACGTGTTCAGGATCTCAGTTTGGTTCTTGCCATTACTGGCCATAATCTTCTCCTTACGGATTTGGTTATAGAAACACATGTCGATCAGACAATATGCAGGGTTATTTCTTATAGCCTAACAGTCACTTACCATTGAACCTATTAAACAGGAATGAAATCAACTTGCTTGAGTAAATAAAGCTTAAAGCTCTATTGTTCTCACATGCAACCTTATATAGATTACCCTTGTTTTCTTTCATTAAAATAGAATTTTGCTTCTTAACAACTTCTAACTCTTCATTGAGCTTAGAAATGGTCATAACATAGGATTGCTCGTTTTGTAGTGCAATATTTATAGTATCAAATACTGAAATATAAGCACTATTATTAACTTTATGCAACTCCTCGACCAGTGAATCACGTAAAACGGATGCACTATATTTAGAAAGCATTGTTATATCATTTTGAATTTGAACAAAAGATAAGACATCACAGGACAAAATATGTTTCCTAGGAACCATATTATTAGCAGAGGCAAATTGATCAATAACTTTCTGATCTTTTAGAAAATTATTCCAATCTTGTAAAGTATTCATGGTAAGCTCCAATTAAAATAATTAAATGTACAAAATAAATTGTATATGAAGTTATAAATAATTGTTATCTTATCGGGC